TCTTCAGCGACTACTATTGCGTGTACTATCGCAGGTGCTGCTCCAGCTACAGGTAGACTTAGAGTATATGCTACAATCATAGATTGTGGTGGACATGGTTTAAGTGATAAGCCTGATGAGGTCGATAGAGACCAGTTAGCGTAACTTTTCTAGGGGAGTAGGGCAACTTACTCCTCTACACTTTTAGGAATTACACATGGCAGAAACTTTTCTCACATTAACAAATAGAGTGCTAGGAAGATTAAATGAGGTACAATTAACCTCTACAAGTTTTTCAACTGCCAGAGGAATACAGGTTCAAGCACAAAATGCAGTTAATGAATCAGTAAGATATATTAATCAAAAAGAATTCCAATACCCTTTTAATCATTCAACAAAAACAGAAACACTAGTTCCGGGAACAGTAAGATATACAATACCTACAACTGCAAAGACAGTTGATTATAATACATTTAGATTAGTAAAAGATTCAGATTTAGGTTCAAGTGGTGGTAGATTATATGTTCTTAATTATAATGACTATATAAACAGTTATATTACACAAGAAGATGAAATACAAACTACTACTACAAGCACTACACACACAGACAGTGTTACAACTATAACAGTTGCAAGTACAACAGGATTTGATAGTTCAGGAACTATTTTTATAGCTAATGAACAAATAACATATACAGGAACAACAAGCACAACATTTACAGGATGTACTAGAGGTGCTAATGATACTACTGCTGCTTCAATAGCTAGTGGGGTGCAAGTAGCACAGTTTGAGCAAGGTGGTGTGCCACAATATGTATCTAGAACACCTGATAATAATTTTTTACTTTATCCTTTTCCTACAAAAGGATTTACATTAAAATATGATTTCTTTTCTTTTCCAACAGATATGTCTGCAGCAACCGATACAACAACTATACCTGATAGATTTGCAGCAGTAATAATAGATGGTGCTACTGCTTTTGTTTATCAGTATAGAGGAGAAACAAATCAATATCAATTAAATTTTGCAAGGTTTGAACAAGGTATAAAAAATATGCAAACATTATTAGTAAATAGATTTGAATATGTAAGGTCTACATTTATACCAAAAATAGGATATACAAGTAGTGCAGATTTAAGTGTAAGGATAACGTAAATGCCTGACTCTTCTCAAGTATCACCTGTAAACTTTCCATTACAGGGTGGGTTAGTTTTAAACAAATCTACGTTTGCTATGCAACCGGGAGAGGCACTAGAGTTACAAAACTTTGAGCCTGATATACAAGGTGGATATAGAAGGATAAATGGATTTACTAAACTTGTTGATAATATCGTACCACAAACAAGTGCTTCTACAGAAGCAGTATTGTTATCCATAAAGTTTAATGACAAGATTGTTGCTGCAAGAGGTGAAAAAATATTTACTGCAACTGCAGGTAATAATTCTTGGACAGCTATAGATACAGGCAGGACAAGTGCAGGTGTTTATGATTTTGAAGTATACAACTTTGATGGTAATGATAAGTTTATAGTTGTAGATGGTAATAATGCACCAACTATATTTAATACATCATTTAGTGCCACAGACGTTGCACCTTCAAGCACAGGCACAGGTTCGGCAACAAACTTGTTAGTAGCTATTGCTTCAGGAACAGGTATGAGCACAGGAGGAGGTGCTAGTGGTGGCACTATAACAGTAAAAGATACCTCTCAGTTCGCTAGTTCAGGTTCTTTACTTATTGGTAATGAACAATTTACGTATACAGGTAAAACAGCTACAACATTCACAGGTGTAGACAGAGCACAAAATAGTAGCGTAGCAGCAGACCATGCAGTGGCAGATTTTGTATTTGATTTATTTCCCCCTGCAGTGGCAGGTGCTAAATTTGTTACATCGTTTAAAGACCACATGTTTTATGCAGGTATGTCTACTAGTAAGCAAGAAGTAGTATTTAGTGTACCTTTTATTGAAAATAATTTTAATGTTGCTATTGGTGCAGGTAGTATAAAAGTTGATGATACTATAGTTGGTCTTAAAGTTTTTAGACAAGACTTATTTATATTTTGTGAAAATAGAATATTTAAATTATCTGGAAGTTCAAGTGCAGATTTTTCAATAACACCTGTAACAAGAGATATAGGATGTGTAAATGGACAAACTATACAGGAATTTGCAGGTGATTTAATATTCCTAGCACCTGACGGATTAAGAACAGTTGCAGGTACTGCAAGAATTGGTGACGTTGAATTAGGAACTATAAGCACTGTTGTTCAACCATTATTTAATGATAACATAGCAACTGCTACTAATTTTACATCTTTAGTAATACCAAACAAAACTCAGTACAGAGTATTTTTTTCTAAATCAGCAGTGCCTGAATCAATAACAGAAGGTGCTATTTGTTCTTTAAGAGGGCAACAATTTGAGTTTGCTAAACTAAAAGGTATAAAACCATCATCAACATCTACATTTGTTGATACGAGTGGAACAACAATAATACATGGTGGCTTTGATGGATTTGTTTATCAACAAGAAAGTGGTAACGATTTTGATGGAACTTCTATAGATGGTAAATACAGAAGTCCTGATTTAGGATTTGGTGATGCGGGAATACGCAAACATATGCAACGTGTTCTTGTTAGTTATAAACCTGAGTCTTCTATCAATGCAGACTTATTATTAAGGTATGATTATGAAGACCCTAGTACACCAAGACCTGCAGCTTACTCTTTATCTGCAGGAGATGTAGCTGCCGTATATGGTAGTGCTACTTATGGTGTGTCAACTTATGGTGGTCAGGCAGAACCATTACTTAGACAATCTGTCGAAGGTTCAGGATTTACTATAGCACTTAGAGTTAACGATAACGGAACTTCTGCACCATATGCGTTAAGAGGTTTCGGATTAGAATATCAAGTAGGAGCAAGAAGATAAATGGCAGGATATACTAGACAATCTACATATACAGATGGAGACATAATAACTGCAGCTCATACCAATGATGAGTTTAATCAGTTATTAGCAGCCTTTGTAGCAAGTACAGGACACTCACATGATGGGACTGCAGCAGATGGTGGTCCTGTTACTACTCTAAGAGATACTGATGCTAATAATAAAATAGTAGTTGATACAGATAACAATCATTTAGAATTTTATGTGGAAGTTTCAAGTTCTGCTACACAACAATTAAGAATACAAGATGGTGCTATTGTACCAATCACAGATGATGATATTGATTTAGGAACAAGCAGTCTAGAGTTTAAAGATTTACATCTTGATGGCACTGCTAATATAGATAGTTTAGTTGCTGATACTGCAGATATAAATGGTGGCACAATAGATGGTGTAACATTAGGAACAAACAGTGCAGTTACACAAGCAGTTATTGATAATATAAATATTAATGGTGCTACTATAGGTCACACAGATGATACTGACTTACTTACACTTGCATCAGGTATTTTAACTGTCGCAGGAGAGATATCTGTAACTACACTTGACATAGGTGGTACTAACGTAACTTCTACTGCAGCAGAGTTAAATATTCTCGATGGAGTTACAGCCACTGCTACAGAGTTAAATATTCTAGATGGTGTAACATCTACAACTGCAGAGCTAAATATACTTGATGGTGTTACCTCTACTGCAGCAGAAATAAATATCATAGATGGTAATACTAGTGCAACATCTACAACTGTGGCAGATGCAGATAGAGTCGTTTTAAATGACGATGGAACAATGGTTCAAGTTGCAGTTACAGACTTAGACACATATTTTTCTGCTACAACAAAAACTCTCACAAACAAAACATTAACTACTCCTGTTATTGCAGAGATAGATAACTCTAGTGATATAACTCTTGATGCAGGTGGTGATATTATTCTTGATGCTGATGGTGCTAACGTTATATTTAAAGATGGTGGCACATCAATACTTGATATAGCTAATAATTCTAGTGATGTAGAATTAACTGTAAGCACTGCAGATAAAAACTTTGCAATAAAAGGAACAGATGGTTCTAGTGCAATAACTGCTCTTGACATCGATATGGCATTAGCAGGTAAAGCTACTTTTAGTGGTGACGTAGTTGTTACAGGTGACCTAACTATATCAGGTGATGACTTGACTATGGGTACAAATACAAGTGGTCACATCATGGTTGCAGATGGAATTAACTTTAATCCTGTAGCAGTATCAGGTGATGTTACTATAGCATCTAATGGTGCAGTCACTATTGCAAATGGTGCAGTAGAAACTGCAATGGTAAATGCAAATGTTATTACAGGACAGACTGCAGAAACTTCTATAGACAGTTCTAATGATACATTATTAATGCATGACAATTCTGCTAGTGCATTACGTAAAATAACTGTTT